ACTTTTCGTGCGCGATTTTTCTTAAAAAGTGCGGCTAGTGCTTTGTCGGCTTGGCTTCCGACCAAAACACCAACTTGGAAAACGGCTGACAGTTCGATGAAATTGCCTCGGTAGGTGCGGCTATTACCATTGGTGATTGCGCGCGTATATCGTTTGTCGAGTTGATACTGGTCGAGGCGCTCGAAAAGTTTTTCGATTTTATCTGGTTGCTCCCTGTACCATTTACTACCATTGCTTTTGATTTCTATTACGCCATGCATATGCTAGTTGTCGAGATAGTCTTCTAATATGTCTGCCGCGGCATTGACTTCCTTCGGCGAGAAGCGCGCGTCGTTGTATTTGACTTCGCGGGCGAACTCGATGAGGTCGCGGGCTGCTTGCAACTGGTAGTCGTCCATACGCTACGCGAAAGATTGAATATCAATGTCTGTGGCTGCCATCCACTCGCAATTTGAAAGCGTTGCGCCCGTCTTCATTGCGAGGGCTTCGGCTTGTGCCTCCGCTTCCAAGTCATCCTGAATGATGCGGATGTGACAGACTGCCGTTGCGGGATTGAGTAATACGAGGAATTGCATACGATGTATTGATAATTGGTAATGACAACATTGTATATAATGTTTGCTTACTTGCAAGCAAAAGACAGGTGCGGCGTCGATAGTGCCGTACTGTCAACACTGACCGCCACTGCCGGAGGGGGTGTGCGCGGATGCGCAGCCAGCCCCGACCCAATATGATTCTACGGCATTGCCCCCGTATATCGGACAAGTTCCGATATACGGTAAAGGACAACGGACACGTTATGAGGCAAAACGGACGCGCAGAGCGAAGCGGCGCGTGTTCGTTTTCTGCGAATAACGTGTCCGTTGGATTGATCCGCCCCCGCTCGGCCAGAGCGAGATGTCTTTTAGTTTTTGGGTTCACCCTCTCCTTAGTATTGACCGTAGAATCATATTGGGTCGGGGCTGGATAGCCTACGACGGCAGTGGCGGAAGTGCTTGATAGTGCTAGCATTGGGCTATTGACAGAAAGGCAGGGATATAGGGCTTGATAGAGTAGCGAGCGAAGCCGGAGGCCAAGCCCTATGTTTGAGGCAGAGCAGCTTTCACGATGAGTGCCAGCGATCGGCTGCTGTCTCGGGGTCGTGCTGTGCTGCTTCTATCTCCTCGTCGGTCTTGGTGCGCCAGTCTGCCTTACGGACAATGACAGGTTTCTTGTCGCTGTAGTACGCGGCGTCGTTTGAGCGTTCTATCGAGCCGTCAGCGTGGTAGATGAGGGCCATGCTTGCATGGTAGCGCGGCGTACTGACGGATCGTGCGCTATCCACAGGTCGAGGTGATGAGGTGTTGTTCACAGGTGGTATGCTTGCGGAATGAGACCGGACAATCTCAAACTTTATCACGAGCCGCTTACTGTCCGGTCGGCGGCTCTTTATAGCGTTTGAGGTATGGCACAGCGTCGGATGTTTAGTCCGCAGATAGTAGATAGCGATGCGTTCCTAGATATGGGGCAAGGATCGCAATTGCTCTATTTCCATCTTGCGATGAGGGCAGATGATGACGGGTTTGTTGGGAATCCAAAAAAAATACTCCGCATGGTTGGCGGCAATGACGATGATTTGAAAGTGCTACTCGTAAAGAGGTTCATTCTTGCATTCGAGAATGGGGTAGTTGTCATAAAGCATTGGCGTATCCACAATCTCATACGACAAGACCGCTACCATGAGACAAAATATTTGGATGAAAAAGCATCGCTAAGAGTAAAGGAAAATGGTTCGTATACAGAACGGCAACCAAATGGCAACCAGTTGGCACCCGAGGTTAGGTTAGGTAAGGTTAGGTTAGGTAAGGAGAGTAACACTCCTGCGCAAAGCGCAGAGGGTGAGAGGGGAGAGGGGACAACATCGAAGAAACGGCCGACATACCCCGATGACTTTGATGCCTTCTGGGTTCTGTATCCCAAGCGTGCCGGGAAGGCCGCCGCGTTCGCGCAGTGGAAGAAACTATCAGCCGAAGATCGCGCTGCGACACTGAAAGACATACCGGAACGGCTCGCCGAAGATGACAAGTGGCAACGCGGGTTCGTAAAAGACCCGGAGCGGTACTTGAAACATCGGCAGTGGGAAGATGAAATTATCAAGCGTAAAGTTGATCTGTATGTCGTATAAAATAGTGTTCAAGGGAGATATTGAGCCTGCGTATATCAGCGATGCCAAGGGAGCGATACTCGCGGCGAAATGGCAGAGCGACAGTATTCGCGGTCGCATTGACATAGACGGGATGCTTGTCGAAGCGGCATCCATCAAGGCAATCATCCCGAATGCATCTGACCCGAACCAGGCAGAGCGCAAGAGGCGAGGCATTGAAGACCTGGAGCGGATGAACGGTGATTTTAGAGCATACCGTCAACGTCGGCTCGATCTGCAACCAAGAGAGCGCGCGCAGAGTGTGGCGATGATGAACATGGTATCGCAGGCGCTTCGCGGTCGTCCGTTGTCTGAGGACGAGATACCGAAAGTGCGCGAGGCGCAGGAACGATTCTTCGTAGCACACCCGACGTTCCACGTCGCAAGCCCTACATGCTTCTTCACCAAAGATGAATTATCAAAAGCCATACAGCAAAAGGACGCAGATACAGGCAGCGATGGTGTGCACCGAGCGCGAGCTGCTTTTGGCGCGTGGGCGCTTCGGTTCGTGGAAAGAAACATGACTGCGTAGGGTATGAAAAAGAACCCTTGGGAATTACTGATCTTCATGTTCTTGCTCGTGGGCGTTCCGCTGTCGTTCGTGGTGTTCGTGATATGGGTGGTAGCGGGGTTTATGTAAAAGTATGCAAATAGATCGCAGCGGCGTTGAGGCAGCATTCTGGTTCAAAGCGAGCGAGTATGTGCTCGTACACGATGAACACCGGCAGACACATGGTTTTGAGTTGGTGCTCTGTCCGCGCATAGACCGTTCGTACAAGGGTAAGGATGATGATGTAGGGTCGCCGGTTTTGTTCCTGTCGGACGAGGAAGCCGAGCAATTGAAAAAGGAAGGATTTGCGTGGACTGTTAAATAATGGCTTTGTTGAAACATGCGCAAAAATGAAAATCGCGCGTGTGAGTCGAAAATGACAAGAACGTCCCAGATGTCATATCCGAGGCGTTCTGCTCTGCCTGTTGATAACTAACTTTGAAAATGTAACTATAAAAGTTATTATTTATTTATGCACAAGAATATATATGCATCCGATTTATCAAGAGCGCACTTTTTCGAGAAACAAGTCCATCAGAAAGCATGGAAAGATTCGATGGCAGGTCGCAACGAAAAGCGTGTTATCGAAATGCTCGAAACGCTCGATTATAGGCTTGGTGTGGACTTCCAGCGACAACACCCGGTTGGTGAGAGGTACGTGATCGATATTGCGTTCCTGAATGAACGGGTCGCAATCGAGGTCGATGGAGATAGCCACGAGAATGACAGGATGGCGCGAAAGGATCGAATACGAGATAGGTATCTTGGGTCGTCGAATTGGGTGACGATCCGCGTAAAAGACAGAGACGTGTTCGGGGAAAAAGCGCGGTTCTACAAGTTCCTGATTGACGAGGTAGTGAAAGAGCGCAGAGCACAATGGGAGATAGGGACATTGTTTCCGGTGGACTTTAAAAGATTTATCGAATCTGACTATGAGTGATTTTATTCCAGTGTACAAATACGCGCAGAAATATGGGGTGTCCGAGCAGAAGGTGTATCGCTTGATCCGCGAAGGGAAGATACTGCCCGAGCGCGTAAAAAAGGAAGTACGGACGGTCGAACGTATTGCGATTCTCGACAAACCGCTGGAACAAAAAGCCCGGATGTGATGTCCGGGCTGTTTCGTGCTCGTGGTGGCTCCTAAATGCTGTTTGCCCGGTGCGTGAAGTGCGCGACGCCGAACGACAGTCCGGCGGTCACGAGCACCTCGAAAGCGGCCTGTAGTTCGTGCTGGCTGACATCGCCGCCTGCGATGATGGTGACGAACGCGAGCACGAGCGACACGACAGCGTTGACGATGCGCGGATCGAGGCGTTCAACTTCTGCGATGTCGCGCAGTTTCTTTGCGATATTCACGAACCAGTTAGCCGCGAAGCCGAGGATGCCGCTGGCGATGATGATGGTTAGGATGGTTTCCATAGTTGATGTGAACTTTAGGAATCGCCTTCGACAGCGGGCGATTGAGCGTTTTTGATGAGGGCGATCGAAACGTCGCCCCAGTAGTGGCCGTTGAGGTCGAGCAAATGCTTCACGCCACCCTTGTCTTTCCATGCCTCCCAGCGTTCGAGCTGCCAGACGAGCACCGCCTTCGCGGTGATCGCGCCGTAGTAGCCGGTGACGTGCTTTGCGTCGAGGTAGCCCTTGTCGGCTAGGTATGCTTGGAGATTGTGGACGGGAAGCGCTGACATGCCGAATGAGCACGGCGCGCTCGGAGGTGTGTATGAGATAGGCGGCGTAGGTGTTTTGTCGTTCGCGTGCACCTTCGACGCGAAGAACGCGCGCTTGAACAGGAACTCCTCGCTGATGTGGCGAAGATGTCGGCCACCGAACGCTGCACTGTCATGCACGGCAAGCCACTTCTTTCCGTTCTCGGTGAAGTCACCGGTAGGAATGAGGCAGACACAATGACGGATGTAGGCGGTTTCAAGTGAAACGGCGTCGGTCGGTTCGACGTACTCGCGCGCCCATTCCGCTTCCGTGGCGTAGATGAACAGCGCGACGGCTTTTCCTGCGGCGATGTCGTAGGGGACTTCCGCGAGATTCTTGTACTGGTAGTAGGAGAAGTCCTTGACGAGCGAAGTACCCGGCATTTGCGGCAAGGCATTGGCGTAGGAGTCGTTGACGCCTATTGGCGTGGGGCAGTCGGCATATATGCTCTGCCCGCTCTTTATCTTCGTGTACATGTCCACGGCACCGCTGCCTGCGGCGGGGTAGTTTGCCCGCTTCCGATATGCGCGAAGTTGCGAGATGCCTTCTTTCGGAATAAGCCCCTCGTACTCAAGTTGCGTCAGGAAGCCGTGAGGGACGCAAGAGCCGGTGTATTCCTGCGAATAGATGGTCGCCGCGGTCGTCGTCGGTTTCGGGTTCTGATACGGCCTTGAGAGGGGAGCGGCGGCGATCTCGGCGGTGTAGTAATCGCGGTCGCGCTCTTTCTGCGGTCGGGTGTCGGGTAGAGCGGCATTCAGATATTCATTGGACATATATCATTTGAAATAGGGTACGCTGGTAAGGTGGTATGAGTGGCAATGGCGGCATCGGTAGACGCGAAATTTTCGATTGCGCACGCGTTCGTTGATGTTGCGATATTTCTTGGCTGCACGTTCGCTCGGGTAACAATTCTTCCCAGATAATTCGCACACGTCGTACGACATAAAGGACAGTGAATTGGCTGCTATGCAATCATTGTAACGCCTGCTTGATGACCCATTGTATGCCTATCCACACAGCGCCGATTGCGACAATGACGCTTGCCAGCGAACGAACGATGGATGCGAGCGTACCCGCGCCGCTCCATGCATCGACGACTGGCTGGGCTTTTCCTGCAAAGATGAGAAGCTGGTCCACTTTCGCATCGGTCTTGGCGTGGTCGTTGATATGCTCGGCGATGATCTGTTCGAGCTTGTTGAGACGGTCTTCCATATACTATTTGCTGTTCGCAGCCTTCGGTGGTACTGTTTTCTTTATGGGAGTTTTAGCTGTTGTACTTTTTGTGGCCGGAGTTGTCTGGATCACTTTGTCATCTTGAATCGCGTCGAACAATTCTTTGCGGATTTGTTCCTGAATCGACTTCAATTCTGCGGCTGAAAGGCCGTTGAGGTCGTCTGCTTTGCCTGCGAAGAAACGTGCGAGTCGAAGCTGCATGGGAGCGCTTTCAAATATCTTTTTCACGCCAAGCGCAGCAACGCCGCCTGCTGGATTGAGGACAGAACCAAATCCGAGGGCTGAAAGGTCACCCAATGATGCGAATGAGCTAGTGTCTGATTTGCCTGCGCGAAGCTCTATAGCATCAGAGATTGCCTTGGCAGTTTGTGTGTTGTTGTTGATTGGTCTTATGTCGATGCCGGTGGCCTCTTTGACGCGAGCTTCGATAAACCTGCGAAGCGGTGTGACGACATTCGCCTTGTCTTGGGCTAAAAGTGCCTCACGAACGTCACCGGTTTTTTTGTAGATACTCTCCACGCGGTCAAACATGGCTTTCACTTCCTGGCCTTCGAGCAAATCGAAGTCGCCGCGCTTCTTCATTTGTGCCAGGCGCTCGGCGGCATCTGTGAACTCGGTCGATGAGCGGCCCTTGAAATCTTTTATGAGGAAGTCGATGGTTTTTTCCATTTCAGGAACTTCGGCAAATGTGAAACGGTCGTCAACGAGAGCAACTGCGTCGCGCACGTCGTTGTAGCTGGTTTTGTGGAACTTTTGCAGCGCTGATAGCGTCTCGTCCGGTGTGTCTTTGATGAGGTCGTACCGCGCAAGAAACTCACCGATGTCGTTGCCGGTAGATTTCTTTATGTTCGCTATGTCGGTTGTAGGTGACAAGCCGAAAGCGCGAGCAACGAATTTGTCTCGAAGGCCAGGTGCTTTGGGGGCAATATCACTTGCTATATTGCCGATTGCTTTGAATGCACCGGACGGTGGATCGGGAAGTTTCGGGATAGTGGCGCTCTTGATCCTGCTCGCAACAGATGCAGTTGCGTCTGCGCCGGTCTTAGCGACTTTCCCGATAGGCAGAATGGACGCGATGTTGCCGATGGCTTCGAGATTCGCGGCGGCTTCTGGGTGCTTCTGTCGCCACTCCTGATATGCTGAAGCAGTGTCTTGGACGAGCTGTGTGTCTGCAACTGCGCCGGCTGCGCTCGAAAGCGCATCTTTCACGGGCTGCGGCGTGACTGCTCCGAGCGTGCGCATGGTGACATCGCCGATGAATCCGGCTCCCTCGCCAATGGTCTGGAGCACCTTGCTCACTGGGTGTTGGCTGGACACGATAGCATTGGATGCAGTGTCAACGCGGTCGGCAAAGTCTTTCTTCACATTATCCGCGAAGCCCGGAGAGTCAGGCTTGGTTGTCTGCGTTGCTGGTTCTGTTTGCTGTGTTACCGGGCCTGCCCCGGTGCGGTAGCGGACGAGTGCGTCTGTGATCTCTTGTTTGGTCTTGCCGTTCTTGACGCCCCAAGTGATAATCTCCTGTTCTTTTGTGTCGAAAGCCATATGCTAGTAGTAGTTTGCTGGGCTGGTAGTATCGAGCGCCTGTATGGTGTCCAGGACTGCCTGCTCTTCGGGGGTGAATATGGTGGTCTGCGATTTTTCGAGTGCGCGTCGTGTGAGCATCTTGATGGTATCAAGCTCATTTTTGAATGATACTTCGTCGATATCCCAGTAGCCTGTACCCTTAGCATTCTTGTCCTTGATTTCCCAGTCGGTGAGAGCAGTTGCAGAGTCAGCGAGTATCTTGAGTTCGCCTTCGGAAAGTGCGCCGAATGTCGCGCCGCGCTCTTTCGCTGCGATGAGATTGTCGAGCGTAAGCCCGCCGGTGAGTTTGTGGATGCTGCCGGCGAACTCCTGTCCAGCGCCGCTCAGATTGTCTGCTGCGGCGCTAGTTTGCGTGCCACCGGCACCGACGAAGAATGCTGCTATTTTCCCGAGAGTGCTCGGCGTGCCACGCGAGTAGACCGAAGTGCCGACGCGCGATGACATACCTGGATGTGTCTTGAGTGCGTCTACTAGTGTTATCTTGTCCTGCATGACAGGAACGGACGACAGCGCCTCTTTCAATGCTTCTATTTGAGCTTTCTGTTGTTCATTTGTTGGTTGTCCGAGTAGAGAGCGCTGTTTTTGAGCTGTGGCGATTTGTTCGCGCTTTAGAATATTGTCGAGTCGTGCGGCTTCAAGCTGGTATTTTGCTTTCGGGTCTTGCAGTGCAGAACCGGCGATGGTGATCGCGTCATTGAAGCTAGAAGCAGAGCGGATACGGTTCAACGTAGCAGTGTCCGCGCCGTTCTGCGCGGCAGTGAGCATGATTTTATTGACCTCTTTCGCGTTTTCTCGCTCGTTGGCGACGAACGCATCCTTGCTGTCCAGTTCTTCGAGGCGTGCGAGTGCAAGCTTCTTTTCACCCGCAGTGAAGGTGTCGTAGTTCTTGATGATGTCGCCGCGTATCTGCCGGATGCGCTCTGTGGCGGTGTCATACTTGATCTGCAAAGCACGCTCGGCCCGTGTTTCGGCGAGGGAAAGGTTGCCACGAATAGCGTCTGCATTAGCGGCAAGCACCATCGCATCGTAGGCGCGGTCTTTCGCGGTGCGAGCTGCTGCGGCAGAACCGAAGCCGGTGGTGTAGCCGCTGTCAAGGGCTGTATCTTTCAAGCGTTCGGTTTGGATGGTGTAGAGATTGAGCTGCTTGGTGATCTCATTGAGCGTATTCTGTTGCTGCTGCACGGCAGGGTCTGCCAGGATGTCTTGTTCGGTCGGTTTCTTGGGAGCGGTGAAGTCGGCAAGCTCTTTCGATAAATCAAAAGCGGGAGCAGCCGGCGGTGTCGTGGTGATCTTGCCGGTGCGTGCGAGGTCTTCGAGGTTCGTGGCGGTGCTTGATGGTACTGGCGTCGCAGGGGCGGTCTTTTGGAGGTGAGCAAGAAGCTGGGTGTTCTGGTCGGCGGTGCCAGCGTAGCCGCTGATACCTGCCTGCTGCGCGATTGACTGGCGCTCCGTCAAGCTCGGGAGTGTCTTGCCCTGCGATGCGTAGTATTCGTAAAGATTGGTCGCCATAGTTGTATTGTAACGTATGTTTACTAGGTCAATGCCGAATATCTCCAGGTGCCGCTCGCGCTTTCGCCGGTGAACACATAGAGGCGCTTGGGAGATGAGTTGCCGTCGATGAACATGCGCTCGTGCCAGAGTCCCGGCGTGGTGGCGAGCTTGTTGGTGACTTCTGTTGCGTCCGAGATGTACGTCAGTCGTCCCTCTTGCATGAATACTTGCCGATATAGCTCAAGTTTCGACCGCAAATCGGCGAGTTGCATTTCGAGCTGCGTTATTTTTTGTTCCGGTGTCATATCATTTTTTGCCTGCAGGCAGATAGCCGATACGGATGCGCCGCCAGCCATACGCGCCGCTGGTCTGCGAAAGCTGCAAAGTGAATGAGAATGTCGGCGGGCCGCTGTATCGGCCGGAGAGCACGCGTTTCGTCGATGACGACGAGTTTTTTATCGAGACAGAGCGCGCCGTATCTTCCTCGTCGAGGATGGTGGCTGTCGCAGTGGTGAGTCCGGCGGTGACGGCGTTATCGTAGGTAACTTCCACTTCCTTGATGTCGATGCGGTCAGGTGCGTAGTAGCGCAACGACTGAAAATATGTGCCTGCGGATACTGATGTGACGTCAATGTGCTTCATGTTTCCTTGATACGAGTAGACGAGCTCCAAATCGTTGACACGTATCATTCCGATAGTGTTCTCGGCGCGGTAGATGGTACGGAATGAACGCTGTCCTTGTTCTATCTCTCCGAATGCCACGATCTCGTCTTTGTCAACGAAATAAAGCGTCGTGCCGACCGAAGCGAATTTGTCAGATCGCAGCTGTTCGCTCGGAAACCATATTGCTCTGCGAAGTTTCCGTAGGAACTGTATGCCCGTCCCCGTCCAAATACCGATGCTCTGCTGATATGCAACGTATACTGTGCCACCGACGGGGAAAAATGCGAGGATTTTACCTTGTACGGGCACGATCCGTGCAAATGTCGCTGATGATCCGTCGTAAAGGCCGATATAGCTTGGTGCGCTTTTATTGATATACGAATTCTTTATAGCTTTCTGGAATGCAACGAGCATATAGCCGGTCGCCGGGTCTTCGCCGAAGGCAGTGATGTTGTCTAATCCGTCTAGTACGAGCGACGTTGAGACGGCAAGAGCTGGCGTGATTTTACGGATTTTGTACCCATCGCCCACATAGAGATTTTTGTTATACACAAGAAGCGGGCGATCTGTAGTATCGGTGTTCAAAGAAGCCCCCATGCCAAGTGTAACAGACCACCATGTCTCTGTGGCGATAGTACCGTTATTATTAATCTTTACTATATCCCGACCAGCCACGCTTGTAGGAGCGACGAAATAGCCGTCGAACGGGATGATAGATGAGACTCTTTCTTCAAACTGCTTGGTTGCGAGCGTCGCCGTCAACGTGAGTGCATCGGAATAAAATGTGTAAATCTTATGATCGTCGCTGATAAGAAAACTCTCAGGAGTAGTTAGTTGAGCTGATGTCGAGGCGATGAGTTTTCCCGTAGGAGTGTCACCAGTTGTCGCAACAGCGGTGGACGTTCCATACATCACACCCGCTTTGTAGGCTGGATTGAGATTGTAGGATTCAGGCGCGAAACCGCCGTCCGCGCTCTCGGAAGAAGTCGTGGCTCCTGCAAGGAAGTTTTTTCTGTCAATCGTTATGTACTCCATACGCTAGGTGCTTTTGCTGATATTTATAAACGACGCGGCTGCATTCTTCGCCTTGTTCGCAAAACCGGTGGCAGCGTTTTTAGTGATGTTCGTTATGCGTCCGGCGCGCTCGCGGATGATGGCTGCAACGCCGGTGAGCGTGAACACGCCTGTCTCCGCCGTCATGCGAAACGCCCGGTTGAGATTCGCCGAGATGCCAGTGAGCGTGAATGTGCCGGTGTCGGCTGTTAGGAGAGATGCTTTCGTGAGAGTTGCCGACACGCCGGTGAGAACGAATGAACCTACGGCTGCGGTTATGACGTAGCCCTTGGAGAGGGCCGCCGATACGCCGGTGAGAACGAATGATCCGGTCTCTGCGGTGAGCTTCGACGCTTTGAGGAGATTTGCGGATACGCCTGCGAGCGTGAATGGCCCGGTATCGGCGGTGAGCTTGCGTGAGACTAGAACATTGGCGGCAATGCCGGTGAATATGAAGGAGCCTGCGGCCGCAGTCATGACAGCACCGGCTAAAACAGCAGTAAATGTACCACTACTCGTGAATGTATGAATTGTATATGCACCACTAGTTGTTATCGTACCGCCAGTAGACGACGTTGATACTCCGTCGCTTCCGTCAGTGTGGTAGCGGATGATGACAATGCCTGAACCACCACTACCACCTGTACTGCTCCCGCCAGAACCTCCTCCACCACCGCCACGGTTCGCAGTTCCATTGGTTCCTGCACCAAAATTTCCACCGTTGCCGGCACCAGAACCGCCAGTTCCTGTTCCGCTATTCCCACCCCCGACTGCCCCGCCGCCACCAGACCCATAAACCACGGCGGAACCAGAAATAGAAGACGTAGTACCACTTCCACCGTCACCCGCCTTACCTCCGGCACCTGTTGTTGCGGCGGCACCAGTAGCACTACCACCACCGCCTCCTCCGCCACGACACCAGTCATTGTTACCACCCCCACCATTACTTCCTTGTCCTGCTGTGCCTGTGCCCGCAGAGGTGCTTCCACTTCCACTAGGGTTGCTTCCACCGCCACCGCCAGAACCACCATTGTTACCAGTCACGGTTCCTGCTGCGCTACCGCCAGCACCGCCACCTTTTGCAGTTACCAATGCACCGATAGAAGAGTCACTACCGTTGCTACCTTTATTATTAGTCGCCGCGCCTCCAGCGCCTACAGTAATAGTATACGCACCAGATGTGACAGACAGCGACGTGCCGTGTTGTACACCTCCACCTCCTCCTCCACCACCGCCTGTGCCAGGGGATGTGCCTCCTGCTCCTGCGCCGCCACCTGCAACGACAAGGTATTCTACGGTTGCCATACTCGTGCAGCAGTCATGAACTACGCGATGCTGAACAGGCCATTCGTTGCGTCGAAGTCGATGGTGAGTGACTCGCCGTTCGCGAGCGTGAGTGCGCTGCCGTAGTCGTAGTAGCAGACGAGCGGATCGGCCGGAGAGGTCGGCGTGTCATCATAGATGTAGATGTACCGGAACGGGCCGGTGCTGCCTCCTGTCGAGGTGAGCACAAGGTCGTTGAACTTCACGCGGTAAGTGCCGCTCGCTTGTGCCGACGAGGAAAGCGTGAGCGTGCGCGCGGACAGGTTCGTGTACGCGATCTGCGTGACGTTCGCCAACACGCCCTTTGTGTCGGTCGTCGGGTTGTTCGTCTCCGATGCCGGTGCAGTGTTCGAGAGCGCGACGATGAACGTGTCGCCGTCTACGTCCATGACCTCGCCGTAATTCTCGACGAAGTCGTTTACTTTGTTGAAAGTTGCCATAGTAAGTTAGTTATTGGATAATCTTGATAATCATCTGCTCCTCGTACAAGCAGCTGCCGCGATGCGTTTGCGCGTCGGGTGCCGTTTGTCGTTGAGGATGCCGAGGTCACGTTCCTTTCGCGCGATCCGCGCCTCGACGCGTGAAATGAGCACTGCATTGTCGCTCTTGTTGACGAGTATCCAGTCATACGAGGCATAGAGCGCAAGAAGCTCGTGGAATGGTTTTGGGATACCCGGCTCTCTCGTCGTGTCGCTTGTCGTGAAGTACGTCTGCTCGCGCTCGAAAGCGATTTTGACGCCTGCGGTGGCAGCGTAATTGGGCTGCGGGTACAGGTAGACCGTGTTTCCGCGCTTCATCCAGTGAGTCGGAACGCCAACGTCTGACGGGTTGGGAGACATAACACGCTGCGCGCGCGGGTCGTCTAGGGTCAACTGGGTCAATGTCTCATATTCGGTCGCTGACGAAGTCGGGAGAATAGCAAGCGACACCACGTTGAGGATATCGAGGCCGTTATCGTCTTCAGTGAGCGCGTAGTCGTGCGTCCCGCTGACAATGTTGAATGTGCCTACGGGTTGGTCTGCGTTGTTCGGGTCGTCGAACTTGACGGCCTTCGAGCGCGAGAGAAGCGAGGGCAGTATCATCTCGAAACCCGCGTTGAGGCGCACGGTAAACTGCTGCTTCAAGAACGTGTCGCCGGTGATGCCGGTGTCGGGGAAACCACACCAAAACTCACACGCTTGCATGAGTCCTGATTTGTTTGTGGTTTCGTTATACTGCATACGCTACTCTTTTGGCTCTTCCTCTTTCTTCTTCATGCCTGGCAACGGCGTCTCCCATTTATTCCAGTCACTGAAACGCTCTTTGTACAGCTCTACGAGATCATGCACGACGACGACAGTCTTGCCGTCGCGTATCTCGGTCGTGGTCGGGATTTCGTAGGCAGTGAGCTTGTCTTCAACGAGCGTGCGGACTTCCGGCATGATGCGCTCGACTTGAAGGGTGCGGATTTTGTCCGCAACATCGTGCATCTTCTCTACGATTGCCTTGTGCTGTTTCTCAAGCTCCTCGGCTTCGCGCTGGTACGCCTGCCCTTCTTCGGCAAGGGCGACCTTCTCTGCGATCATGGAGCGGATAGCGTCGCTATCCACCTCGATGACACGCTCGTATGTCTTAGACTGCTCGTTTCCCATAGTGTTTTGCGAGTGCTTCGCGCGAAGATGCGCCTACTGCTAAGACGTTGTTGCCCTCGGTCGTCCTACCGGTGTTCTGGTCGAACGTATCGGCTGCGCGGCCGTAGGGGTTGATGAGGACGCTTTCGCGCTTCGGATTCTGTGAGACTGATACGGCGATGTCTGACATATGCTATTCGACGATTTGCGTATAAATGCTGATGCTCGATGTGATGCCGACGCCGCCTGCGGGAGCTGCTACGTCAATCACGTCATCGGTGAGGATGTAGAGGTCTTGCGGGAAGTACGAAGTGTATTGCGCGTTTGCGGTGCCGGTCGTCAGAAGCGTGTCGTAACCCGCGCCAGCGCCGGAATTGAGGGTGACGGTGACGCCTGCCTGGGTTGGTGCGGCGCTGTACGCGACATGCACGGAAATGACACGCTTGCGTGCGCCGGTCGCGGTAGAGACGGTCTGTGCGGTGTTCGCCGCGCTTGTCCCTACGGTGCGTTCGATCTTGTAGATGTCCATGATGGAAAGTGAGTTTGTAATGCCTTCCGGCCGCGTCCCCGCCCCTGTAAAGGAGCGGAGTGCGGCCACAAGGTTAGGCTGCGACCTTCGAGACGATACGGATGCCTCCCGCGTCACGGTTCTCGATGACGCCGTAGAGTAAGTCCGCCGTGACGAGCGTGCCCAGGTATTCCTGGATGTAGCTCGCCTGAAGGCGCACGCCGAACTGGTCACGTGCACCTGGAAGCGGGCTGGTGGCCCAGTGAACCGCATCCGGCACCGCAAGAGCGCCTGCGTAGTCCGCGTTCGTGTTGATCTTGGTCACCGTCGTCGAAGTGAGGACGGGGCGGCCGTGGATCATGTACGGGGCGGTCTTCATGACCGGGTTCGCTGCATCTGCCGTGTTGATGGCGAGCGCGAAACGGTCAAGAGTGACGAGGTCAACCCAGTAGGTCTTCGGGTGCAAGAGCCATGCTGCCTCCTCGTAGTCCGCATCGACGCTCTCAAGCGAGGAAATCGCTTGAAGGACGACGGCTGCGGTGAGGGCAACGCCGGTGGAGCCAACCGAAACGCTGAAGCTCTGGAAGAGCGTGGCGATGGCGGTTTCCAATTTCTTGGCCGCCGTGTGCGCCGCATTCTTCATCATGCGCTCCTGCGTGTTGAGTGACTTCTTCACCTGCGCGGCTTCCTTGTCCTCGATGAGGAAGGAAACCTCGAACCACTGGTCAACCACGAGGCTGACGCCGGTGAACGTCGGGCTGTTAAGAGTAACCTGCGAGCCGTTGACTTTCGCGTTCGCCGTCATCTCTGAAAGGTTCGGAGTGTGAAGCGTGTCGCCACCTTCTGCCAATTCGTCAGAACGATTGGTGAAGAAGTTTGCGAACTTGAGCTTCGGGCGATAGAAGTCATTGACACGCGTGCCCCATACCTCCGGGATGTACTCCGCGAGGTCGGTGGGCGTGAAATGATCGGTTCCTAATGCCATAGGGTTCTATCTTGAGAACCCGACATGCTACCGCTTGTTCATTCTCTCGCGAGCAAGAGCTGCGTGCTCTTCTTTTGTGAGACCTGGTGTGGCGAGCGTCTTTCGAGCGCCGCCGCCGGAACCGTTTGACGGTGCTAGCTGCGCTTGTTTATTGCGCTGCTCCGTCTCGCGGTCTTTTTTCCAGTGAGTGAACAATGAGGATTTGATGGCGTCCTGCAAGGTCTTGTGTCCTTCGACGGACTTGACCTTCTTGGCGTACTCCACCTCTTCCTCGGACAGACCCTGCGCGTAGGCGACTGCTTCTTCGCGGGTCAGACCGGATTCTGCCGGGGTTTGGTTTGTAACGGGCTTGGATTCTGCGGGTTTCTCGACCTTGTGCCACTTGCCGTCTTTGAAGACGTATCCTTCCTTCTCAAGGAAGCGATGAGTGGCGTTGAGCTTTCCCCGATAATCCGTGTCCGGCTTTTCTTCTGCGGCAGGTGCCGTCTCCTGCGTTTCTTGCTCGGTGTCCGTGGTGGTATCAGTCTCCTGTACCTCTACGGTCTCCTGCGTTTCTTGCTCAGTTGTCATAGTGAGCGTCTAGTGTTACGCGTTTGTCAGAGTACGCCTCTCGGTTACTAATATCTTACCACTTACCATACGCCTGCTCTACGCAAGCGTGTTGATAACTACTACATCGTGCCCACCTTCAGATACTCGGTGAGCATCGCGGCCTGTTCCTCGGAAACGAAGCCGGTGATCTTCGAGACCGGCTTTTCGTTGCGGTAGATAAGGATGAATGAAACGTCACCTGCTTCGGCCTTCACGCTGTTCACATATGCTTCCAGTGCGTTGGCCTCGTCGATGGTCAGGTAGTAGTTGTGCGCCTCGGTGCGATCGGCGAAGCGCAGTGAAAGCTGCGAACGGTAGCGCGAGCCGGTGCCGCGTGGCTTGGGTTCCGGCACATCCGGCTGTGGTGCTTTCAATTCTTGCTGGGTAGTAGGATGCGACTCGTCAACCTGCCCTGCCGGTGGCACGCTGTTTTGCCCCGCCTCGTGCTCATTGAGCTGCTTTTCAAGCGTCTTGACGTGTGCCTCCGGGTCGTATTGCACGCCGTATGCGTCAAGCTTGTCGGTGATCTCTTTCTTGGTCATACGATTATTTTGATAACTTATAATCCCCTGTTCGGGTTTCCCGCCTTGCGGTCTACGCCGTAGCGTTCTCGCAATTTGGTAAAACCTTTGAGAAGCACGTCGCGCGCTTCTGCAAGCGCGTGCGTATCTTCCTTTCGGAACACACGCTTGACGGCTTCGTCGGACAGGTACTCGGCAAAGAACGACTCCACGGCTTTCATCATGGCGTCGTCGTCGTGAAATGATTTCAGTTTGTCTTGTGTCATACCTGTCCTTCAGGGAGCGCGCTCTCGATGGTCGATTCCGTCGCGCTCTTTGGTTGTGTCTTGGCTTTCACTACGCCGCCACCTGTCTTCCTTGCGAAAGAAGCAGGCGACACGCCAGCAAGCTCCATGATCTGATTCACGATGTCTTCGCGGCCGGGGTCTTCTGGGGCGAGATTGTTGAACTTCATCAGGAGCGTGTTGATGAGCTGCTGGTCATCGGATTGCTCGTTGGTGATGTAGAGACGGCCTTTCGCGTTTATCTTCTCGACGGTGATGTAGCCCTTGGGGATGTGAAGAAGCGCATCGCTTTTCACCTCGACAGGTTCGTCCTGCGGCACGCCCATTTCGATGAGATCATCAAGCGGCGAGGAAAGCAGCGCGTCCGCCTTCTTCTTTTCGCCTATCGCTTCCGCGAGCCACTGCGCCTCGGTCTGTGAAAACGAGACGGAAAGCTTATGTTCCTTTGCGATTTTGTTGGCTATATGCGGGAACACATAGTCGTTGATGATGTCAATGAGGTCGAAGCTGTCGTTATCGCGGCGCTTGTTGAAGATTGACGATGACTGTGCACTCTGAAGCGCTTGTGCTGCGAACGGTGCCGACGATGATTCACCGCGCAGTGCGTCGGTGATGGACTGGTCGAACTGCGTGATGTTGAACCAATTGTCTATCTGTTTCTGAAACTCGGGGAAGTTGACGCCAGCGCCGAGCGCGATCGGCTCGAAGTATTCACCGGCTTGCTTGTCGATTTCGATGATCTCGCCGTCCAAGAGCTGCAACGCGGAAGGGATTGGGGTCTTTTTGTTGGTCGCGGTGATGACCTTCCCGGCGATGTCCATTGCGAACTTTTCCGCGATGACGGATTCATTCGTGAAAATCTGCGGATTGAACAATTCCTCGATGATGCCCATGCCGAGCGAGCGGCCCTCTATCTTCTTGCGAGGTCGGGAGACGACATACACGGGCTTTTTCAGCTCGTGGTAGTGCATGAGGTACTTCTTCTCGTTGATGACGGCGCAGATGAAGTAGTAGAGCTTGATGTCTGTGTCTTTTTCGTCGCCGGTGAAGTAGGACGCGCGGAAGTAGCCCTGACCATCGCGCACGGTGACGGCTTTGCCGTTCTTGTCGTATTTCTCGCACTTTGCAGCGTCGATTGCCTTGTCCACGTCGTCCCACTTGCCACGCATATCCTCCAGCTCGCGCAGGGTCATTTCCCTGTCCTCGGCGATGTCGCCGTTCTTGATGTCACGCGGGTTTACGATGAGGTTCTGCCAGTCGCAGACGGTGAACGTAAGGCTGTCATCGTACTCATTCACCTTCGTGATGGTGGTGCCGAACTGCGCCTTCTTGCGCTGGTAGTCGTCGATGTAGGTGCCGAAGTCTGACACCTCCATCCACTCTTGCAATTCCTTGCGGACTGCGAGCGCAAAACCGTAATCGCCGTCGGTGGCCTTGTAGCTGATATGTGCGCGGTCGATGTTCTTTGCGCGGAACTCGATCTCGACGACACCGTTCGAGAGTTGACGAAACGGTTTCAGGCGGCCCAGTTCGTCGGTCTGTCCGCTCATGTAGCGGGAGAGAATGAAATATCCGGCCTGCTTCAGAGTCTCGTACTGTGAGAAGTCGATGCTGTCCCAGAGCTTGATCGTGCTGGTGCGGTAATTCTTCTCGTCTTCATCAAGGCGGGCGTACAAGTCTTTGTATTCGAGCGATGGACGTTCTGCCATATGCGTATGATAACACTAATTGGTAAAGTCAAACGGCTCTGCTTGGGGATACCTTGTGCTCTTTGAGGACGCGATGCTTGATTGCTGCCGCGCTCGCCGCGTGTGATGCTGCGGAGGTGCGGAATGTGTCGCTCTCGGTCTTCGGGCGCACCATCCTTGTGAGGAAGTAGCGTGCTGCTGACATGAGGTGGTCGGCACATTGCGGATCAGGCACGCGCATGTTCTCGTATTTGTCATCGGCGAGCTTCTTGATGAGCCACGCGTAATTCTTGTATTCGCGGTCGATATTTTCAGAGCGGCGGGTGTAGGAGATGCGGAGGCCCTGCATGTGCTTGATGCCGTAATCCACACTGCTCTTTCCTTTTTCGGTTTCGATTATCGAGATGCCGCCGGAACGCAGCGAAGCGATCATGCGCGGTTCATTCGTATCACAGATGAATGGCGCTTTCGGCAGTCCGCTGCATGTCGCTATGAGCCGTTCGGGGCTGTTCTCGGTCTGGTAGAGCTTTTCGTCGAGAATGTAGCCGCCGTCGTAGTAGTAGACAGCTAAGATGGCGTCAGGGTCTGGGAAATAGCCGAAGTCGAGCCCATAGCCCAAAAGACGTGCTTCATGTGGAATGGTGTCGATGACGCGCCAGTCGGAGAATATCTTGCCGAGTGTCACCTCGGGACACAGGCCGCGTACCATCTGCCAGTAATAGGCGGGGTTTGTCTGTTTGTAAGCCTCATAGCGTCGGTGCACGTCTTCGGGGAGATGTGTGTTGTGCTCGTGCGTCGTGAAGATGAACTCAACGTCTTGGACGCTTGGCTTCAAAGATAGGGTGTAGAAGCCCGGCAACCCTTCGACCTGCGACGTATCGAACCACCGCTGCACCATCCAGTGCGAAACTGAAGGCGTGTTCATCGTTATGACGACTTGCGACTTTTCAGCGCGTAACGAGTCGTCGAGTTGCCGGAAGTCGTGTTGCCCTATCTCTTCGCCTTCTTCGACGTAGGCGTGCGTGAATCCTGCGAGCGATTTGAGCTTTGCGGATCGGTCGCCGCTCGATTTGTGGAAGCCGACGGCGTTGATGCTCTGCAAGCCATGTTCGGTGGTCATCATGCTGTCGGAAGACGAGATGACACCGTAGAGATCGTACTGGGCGATACGGTCTTGAAGCTCCTGCCAGCTCGAATTGCGGATGTCCGCGTGGACGAGACGCATAAGCGCAGCACGGAATGGTGTCTTTGTCTGCGTGAGGTGCGCGAGGGCGTGCTGCGAAGCGGCGTAGGAGCGTCCTGCTGCACGACCGCCCATGAGGATGATGTAGCGTTTGTCGCTTTTCCAAAGACGCTCGTATGCCTTGCTTGCGGCAATCTCCAGTTTCATTCGAGAGAGATGGCGACAGCCGCGATCTTGAGAGAGCCGCCGTTCGGGTCAGTGAGTGCTTGCGGTGGTTTGCCCCATGCGCGATCAAGTAATTCTTTGATGGCCTGGACGTTGCCTTTTTTCGCTTCGGTAAGGAGCGAGGCGAATATGTTATCAAGATTTTCTTCCACCTTTTTTATAAAGGCGGCTCTTGTGGCCATTGCCTCAAGCGTGTGAGGTGCTTTGTATCCTTTTGGCTTCCCTGCGCCTTTGCGTGCGCCGCCTCGTCCGTCACCTTTCGCCATAAAAAATCAGAATATCAATAGCTGATAGTTTGATTATACCATGCAACTCACGCCGCAAGTATACTAACCGTATCCTTCCCCCCTTTCTGCGACTGAACCTTGATGCTCGCGACGCAATCGGGGTTGTCGTCCGGCAATATCCCCCATCTCACAAGCCCGTCCTCCAGCATCTTCGCCATTGCGAATGTGTTGCTGGCGTCGAGCGGTCTGCCCTTGAACGTGAAGGTGAATGTCAGATGCGCGGGGGTCTTGAATCGCTTGGCGCGGTGCTCGATGAGAGCGGCGTGGTAGAGGTCTGCGAGTTTCTTGCGCTTTGACCAGTGCATCCCGGCATAAAAAGCGTTGGCGGACACTTTCTCGGGGATGTCGAGGACGATCAGGTTCGAGGCCATATGGCGCGAGGGTATTTGGCTCGTAATTCCGGTGTGACACGGGACATGAGAATACGATCGAGGTCTGCCTTGTGTAGCGACTCCTTGTCATGGTGATGCTCGCAGAGTGCAATGATGCCTTCGGGGTCATCGGTGCGGCGTCCGGCTACCTTGAGGTAGTGATGCCACTGGATGCGGCCATCGCAGTATCCGATGCCAGAAAGAGCACAGCGATGATATTCGGGGTCTGCGTCGAGCTGGGCGCGGATGTGTTCGGGGATAGGGCGTCGGAGGTTTCCGCGCTTCATACAACAAGGACGAGAAAACGATCACATTTTTGGTTCTCACAATATCCGCCGACTTCGTAGAACGTGCCGATTATCTCAATTTCGCTCGCAATCAAGCGGTCACCGCATTTTATGCAGGTTTCTGGCGTGACAATAGCGCCAACATATTGCAACTCGTGCTCATGCTTTTCTTGTTTCGGCATCTCGCATCCGGGCTTGCCGCACCACGGTGTTCTGATTTCAGGAGTACATTTACACATATTGGGATTTTACCATGAAATAAGCCCCGCCCGTAGGCGAGGCTCGTGATTAGAACAGCGTCGGCTCGGAATATCGGCCGTCGGCATGTTTTTGAGTCGTCGGCCGACTGTCCTCTCGAAGCTCGAACAAGGCAAGTTGCGCTTTCTTCGCTTCCCTTTTCTGTTCGCGCCGAAGTTTTAGGATTTCAGCCCATAGATACTTCCGGCCGTCGATGGTGATGAAGCGTGCTCTCATGCTACCTCCATCGGGCGGTCGCGTCGGATGATTTCACGAGTGAGTTGACGCGAAATCATAAGCGAAACACTAACCTTGCTACTGTACGGCCCACGCCATTCCGCGTCGCTGTCGGTCTTGCGGTAGTACCACCCGCCGGGCCGCTTCTTTACCGTGTAGCTGGCGAGCGCATAGACGCGGGGTCGATTATCCAACATGCGAACCTCCTAAAAGAGTCCGCAGTTAAGGATATCATGCGACATGCGCCCACCTCTGCCGATTTACTATGTTAGATACAGTCGATGGAGATATGCAGAATTTTGCTGCGATGTCTTTAAGCCGCATACCTTGCTCAGAATGGAGCCGTCTTATCTCTATAACCTGACGCTCTTTTAGCTTGCTTGAGAAATTCCCCTGACCTTTCTGATCTGGGATTATTCCTATGCGAATCGCGTGATCCCAGTTGTATTTTACGTCGCACCATTCTAGATTTGTTGCTCGATTATCCGTCTTAATTCCGTTAATATGGTTGACGATTTTATGCTCTGATGGATTGGGGATGAATGCGGTGGCGACAAGGCGATGCAAATATTTATATTCTCTTTTCTTCTCCATTGATGTTGCTTGCAAGCAACAGAGAAAATACCCATCAGGCGTTAGTCCAGGTCTCATGAGACGCGGACTGCTCTTCTTTAGAGAAAGAATTTTGCCTGTGTTGCTGACCTGGTAATGCCCTTTGTATCCGGGCACATCCTTCCAAATTTCATCCATAAATTGGATGCCGTTGAGATGAACCCGCTTGCGAGTAGGTTCATCTCAACAGCCGCAAGCTAATTGGTAACGTAATTGATTATATCATACAGCACACGACACGGCGCGCTGAAGTGCGAGGGGCACCTGTAATCAGTGTATCAAATTGCGCCGGATGCTTCGGTGGTTGGCAAAGAGCAGATACCGACCGGCCTATATGCGAATTTGCATCGCGTTGAGTATCGCCGCGCGCGCCAGTTTGTTCCCATTCGGGGCCGCAACGCGCTCCTCTTCCCGTTTACGGTATCGGCAGGAAGTCACAGGCCGGTATCTGCCCTCTCTTTGCATGTCTCCTTGCTGAATCATACCACGTCGATGAAAAGGCCCTCCCGGAGCATTGCTCAACGGGAGGGAAAGTGCGGCGGTGAGCCGCGTGTGGCGGGCGGGTGCCACGGTCACATTGTACTACGTAAGGAAGCCGGGCAATCACTTGCCCGGCTTCTTCATGTCTCTCCAAGCGCCTAGCGCTGCGCGAACGTGCGCCGCCATTCGTCGAAGATGGTAATCAGCCGCGACCAGATTGGTTCCGCTGATCGCATCAATCGCTGTAGCAGATTCACAGTTTGCCCTTTCCAAGTTATCGACCACGAAAGCAAGGACGCCAACGTAGTCGGTCACGGATGCTTCCGGTGCATCCGATTCGTCAGCGATGCTCATGCGTGATCTCCACGTCGAGGGTCAGTATCCTCTAAGTGGAATCGTACCATGTGCATCTCACTCATTTACTTTGCGCGCGGGTACTTGCGGTCGATGTAGAATGCGATGACCGCCGCGAAAATACAGAGCACGACGAGGTCGGCTGGTTCTACTTTAAGCGAATAGTGGTTGTAGCGTTGTGTTGGATATTCGCTATAAGTGTTCGGTTGCATGTCGGTGTCTCCACTTTACATCTTCATCGTGTTTTGAGAGGCGGGAGGCGTTTCGGTTTTCACTTTGCGTTTCTTCCTCGCCACCTTCGGTTTGAGGATGTCGGCCAGTTCCTTGTAACCGGCCAACTCTTTGTCGATGTTCGCGCGTTGCTGCATCAATTCGCGCACGCGAGTGATTTGTGCCTGCAAATCCATGATGCCGTCTCCTTTCCATGCAATGAGTCGTAGACGAAAACGTGCGTTCTCGTAACGGCGGGTATGTGGTGGCATGGTGTAGAAATGGCTTAGTAGAGCCAAGAAATAGTGTCCCTGTTGCAGAGCCGGAGCCATAACCCGCTGTGTTGCCGGTTTGAGTGAGAGCGCGTGTCCGATTCTTTTTCGCGCGCTTCTGTTTCGATTGCAGGTTCCTGTGAACCCCTAGCGTTCGTCACGCCTGTTTTTTTCATCAGTGCCCGAAACACAAGACATAGCACTGGTTTTGACATTTCGCTTCGTCAGCGTCCCCGCCGCGTCGCCGTATGCCATCCCGAGAATGACTTTGATCTCGCAGTTATCTCAGGTTCACCCGCACTGCGTTATGGATACTGTAGCGCAGAATTATGAACAGGTTGTGCGAGCAAGATGTGGATAACTTGGAAAGGGCGTGTATAATGTAGGGGTGTCACCCGCACACACGAACCCGCCGAAAGGCGGGATTTGTGTTTCGAATAAAAAAGGGGGCGATGTGCCCCCTAAATGAACGTAACGCGGTCGTACCCTTTTGCGTCGAGCGTGTCGGCGAGCTTTCGCAGCTGCGCCGCTGTCATGCTCTCCGCGACGACGGCAAGATCGCGTGCTATGCTCGGTGTGTCAGCGTGCGCTGGCGGTTCCTGCGATGGCCGCTCTTCTTCGGGCGGCTGTTGCGGTTTCAGGAACGCGCGCGTCAACTCCCTTCCTGCGTCTACTTGTCCGATCCTTTTGCAATGAGACGTGAGATACACTGCGTCGCCGCCTTTCTTGAACGCATGGCAGTAGAATGCGCTCTTGCTCTTGGTGATCACGATGTCCCGGTCTGTCTTGTTGCATGTGGGACAGCGTCCGCGCCACTGGTCGTCGTTTATCCACTTCCCTTCAAGACCGAGCCATTGCGGCAGGTCTGCGATGTTCACCGATTGCTTGAGCGCATCGAAGTTCACTTTGGTCATGGGAACCTCCCTCGTTTCTCCGTGGTACATTGTACCAAGCAAGGAGGTGGCACATGGCCGCGAAAGACAGGAAACCTGCGTACAAGGTGGTGTTCAAAGATGAGCGCGATTTTTGGCATACGCTCGGCGTCGCGTTCGAGACGACGGCGAAAGGCGAACGTGCGCTTTCGTTGAAGCTCAATGTGGTGCCTACGAATTGGAACGGCGACGCGCTGCTCGTGCCGTGGAAAGACAATGAGGGTGCCGGCGATTAGCCGGCACTTTCTTCATACAAACACAGCGGCTTGTGGCCGGGGCGCAGATATTCATCGGTCACTGCATACCCTGTTGCGAGCGGGTTATCTTCAGGGTCACCGGGCGCAATCGTGTGCATGAACAGGAAGTACGGCCGCAGTTTTTCCGGCACTGTTTTTTCTGCTTCCGCCAGCATGTTCATCATGCGGGGCTTCGATTTGGCGAAGAACGCGACATACGCTTTCGGGAACCCGTACAGTGTCTTGTGCAGGTCGTTCTGTAGGATGTGGGAGTAGTAGATGAGTTTCGAGCGGATGGTCACCGATACAGATTCGCTGCCCATGTCGGCTTCTATCCCGAGGAACGGGAATGCTTTGCTGTTTGATTTTACGATGAACGGGTAGCAGTCGGGAATGAGCGAGTGCGCGCCGTTCGGCGTCCGCACGTTCGGAGGAATCTTGAAATGGTTTGGTCGGTCGCCCTCTAAAGCGGCGCGGGATACGCGCGGGTCTTTCGCTATCTCGTGCCATGAGATTATGTCCACGTCCTCGATTTGTGCGGCGGCTATGTCGAACGAGGAACGCAGCTGAACCGAAAAGAGCGTGTGGTAGAAGTACGAGCCGGAGAACTCGTTTGTGTGGACAAAATAGCCCTTGTCGGCGAGCATCTCGCGGGTCTTTGCAGTCACGCCGTACGCAAGCTCGGCGTTCATAAATTGCTGGAAGAAATGGTCGCGCTGGTACTTGCACAAGTCCATGTAGTCGTTGCGCTCGTCCTTGAGCGTCTGGACGACGCGGCGGAGTTTCTGGCGGCCGAGCGCGTGTGCGAGATGGTTGTTCGTGATGAACGGGAAGCGCGCGGCGTACTTGAGCACGTCTTTTTCAAGGTGTGTCAACTGCCGGTGAGTGACGATGTGTCGTGCATCGCTCTTGCGCGAGAGCCGAGATGCGCGTTTCTTCTTCGCTGCTATTTCTACAGTTTCCATACACACATGATACCAAGCGCATGGCGGTGCCGTAACGGTTGCTATGCACTACCATGTGCAACCGTCATCGTCGTCTGGTATACTAGGCGTATCAGCTTCGGCTGGTTGGGAAACCGGAACGCGCGACGCCCCTTTATCCTCTGCTGGGGCGTTGTGTGTTTCTGGGGCGGGAGAGAATGACGGCATCGGCTCGTCTTCTGCCGCTACCAACAGCCGATTGCGCTCCAACAATCGTTCGTGCTCGTCGCGCGTCATCTGCGGTTGTTTCGATATGCCGCCGATAGGAACGGCAATGGAGACGGGGTGTGAGGTCTTGCCGTCTACATGACACGCGAAGTGCGCGTGGCCGTCATGCACCTTTTGTCCGAGGATGAATGAGGGGTCGCATTGGCCCATGTCGCGGGCCATCTTCTGCGCGTCGTCGTATGAGCGGGTGGCGCAGTATTTGATTGCCGTGTTCGCCGAGAGCGTCGAGAACAGGGCTTCCGACAACTGCCCTTTGATCTGTTGGTGAGCGTGAGTGACGCCGACGCGGAACTCCCGTGCCATCTGCAAGAGCCGCTGCGTCACTACTTCGTCCATGACGACCTGCGCCTCGTCGATCATCAAGAACGCCGGTCGCCAAGTGTGCTTCGGATGGGCGATGCGCTCGAACGCTGCCGATAGAATCATCGAACAGATAGTGCGGGAAAACATAGTGCTGCCGTCCACGCCGAGCGAGGCGATGGGGGATGAAACGAGCACGATCTTGCCTTGCTGTAGGCAATCGAACGCATCGAACTTTCTACGCTTCGCCATGAACATGGCGGCGAATTGCTGCGAGGCGAGCATGTCGTAGATGCGGTTTGCGATCTGGCGCTTCGTCTCGCCGTACTCGGACTTGTGGTAGAACGCTTCACGGAAGAATCGTTGCACTATGGGCGGCTGGCGCAGGATATGTTGTTTGAACGGGCTTTCGTCGAACGTGCGGGTGTCCTGCAAGAGGTCAAGGAACGTCTCCATCGTGCTGCCGGACATGGAATAGAGCAGACGGGCGCACATGGAAAAGCAGGTGCCCTGCTTCGGCGTCAGCGGCATATCGTTCGAGGCGAAGATGTACTCGAACAGCCCGATGGTCGTGTTCTCAACCTGCCGCTTCACTTCGTTGCTGTAGAGATGGAATCGCTTGGTGAACGGGTCAAAGAGGTTGAGCGCCGGTGGGTCGCGCTGCGGGTCGAGTATGACGAGCCGGTCGCGGTGCCGGCCATGCTCGGGGTGGAAGACGGCGAGGCGCGACAAACGGTCAATCATCGTTCCTTTAGGATCAATGACAATGATAGCGGGCTTGTCGGGGCGCTCGATGTCGTCGAGGAATTGACGCTCTAGGAGTGTGCTTTTGCCGGCACCAGAATTATGATGAATGAGGCCCTCTGCAAGATAGTTGTTATAGATCGGGACGTGAAAATCATAATACACAGCGTCCGATGCCTGTAGTACCGTCCATGTGGTAGTATCGGTATATGACAAAAAAACTAACGGAAAAGCAGATTGCTGGTATTTTGACGGGTCACAAACTTGGTTACGATTATAAAACAATAGCTCTTGAGGTCGGATGCAAGACGGAGACAGTAGGCGTTTATATTCGTGACGCTGGTTTACATGGTATTGGTAACAGAGACCTTTCGTCGCAAGAGTTGGTTGAGAATATCCTGCGCCGATATAAAAAAGGCGAGTCAATCGGTGAAATATGCCGAGCGGAAGGGACAACGTATAAGACGGTATCAAAGTTCCTAAAGCAGAACGGCATCGAAGTACGCGGGAAAGCGTACTACTCCATAGGAGAGCGAAACCCCGCATGGAAAGGCGGCCGTCGGCTTGATGCTGACGGGTATGTGCTGGTCTATCGTCCAGGACACCCTGACGGCCGTGGCAAGAAAAAGAGCTTTGTTCGAGAACACCGTCTTGTGATGGAGAAAAAACTCGGCCGCTATCTGTTGCCGCATGAGGTTGTAGACCACGTAAATGGAAAGAGGAACGATAACCGTCCAAGCAATCTGCGCCTGTTTGCGAATAACGCCGCGCATCTTGCCGCAACCTTGAAAGGGCGTTGTCCGAAATGGTCGGCAGATGGATACGCCGCGATGAAAGCAGCCGGTCAACGGAAACGTATCGCCGCCCATTCCAAACACGGTGTTTCGCCGTTACGACGATGTGCCTTGTGCCGTCAGAAAGCTGAATCATCGGTTGCCGCGTAAACCGCGTCGGCGCGTTTGCTTTCGCTATCACAAGCTCGCCCGTGTTTGTATCGAGCGAGAATACATGGAACGCCACACCACGCTCGCAACGAGCGGCAATGGTTTCTGTCGTGTCCGACATAGGGTCGTAGATTTTCGTATCGCCGCGCAAACAACTGCCGAGTACCCATGCGTGAGAAAACCGCACTTCATCGTCAATCGTGAATGGGACAGACGTCATAAGCAAATCCTCGAATGGCGTGCCCTGTAGGTATGCGTGGACTGCTTGTGCGGGTGTGCCCTGGTAGTCCGTGGGCATGATGATTTTGGTTTTCGGCGTGAGTGTTTCGGCCGTCACGCTTGATACGCGCAATATGTTGTTGGTGAGTATCGTGCTGTGTTTCGGGAACAGCGGCTCCTCGCGCAGCATACGGGTGATGTTGAGAATGACGCGCCGCCAGTCGAGCAATTCTATGAGGGGGACGTGCGTGCCGGTGCCGCTTTTCAAGAACCGCGCGATGTAGCCGAGAAAAGGTGCAAGCGACTCCGTGGCGGGCATAATGTGGTCGGTGAGGTGCTGTAGGTGCTCCTCCTGCTCGCGGTACAAAAAATCAAGGTCGAGGCCGTTGTCGTGGTAGTAGGGTTCCTCGGGGTTGAAGTACCCCTCGCGCTCGAACATTTGCTCTATGACAGGGCGCAGGATGCGGGCGATCCGCCGGTCGAAGTTGCCATCTCCGAACGCAATGCTAAGCGTCGCCATAGAGTGACGGCGCGTGTTGTAGGGAATCGTGAGTGGATAGGCGTCGTAGAGTGCTTTCGCTCTATCGAAACGCGCTTTGGGGTCGGGTTTGAGGTGCCCGATCCAGTCCACTATCCGAACAGCCCGCGCGGTTTGACGCCCGCCGTGCGGTCGTTGCGGAAGCGGTTGTATTCCTCGCGCAGGTCAATGTTATCTGGGAATGCTTTGACGCCTGCGGTGAGCATTGCCACGGCATTTTCGCGGTCGTATAATTCCTCGTAAATCACTGCCGCTTTCAGATACGCAGCCGAGAGGGGCATGATGTCGAGCGAGTCCTTGATATGCGCGAGGGCTTCGTTCAGTCCTTTGATATGCTCCTTGTGCGTCTGCTTGCGGTTCCACTCTGCTGACTGAATAAAGGTCTGGTAGTGGTAATAACAGCCGAGCAAGAAATTTGACTCTGCAAGGAGTCCCTTTGCAGTGACAGTCTCTTTGCTGTCCTCGAAAGTACAATCAGGATCACGATGGAATGCGGCGGAAGCGTTCACGCCGATGTCCAATATCTCTTTGAGCAAGTCGAAAGATTCTTGGCCGTGGATACTGTAGTCTTGTTTTATCATGTACCATGCATTGTCGGCATGGCGTTTGGCGAGCTTGAGGTAATCGACAGGGGTCAATAAATCTTCCAACATCGGCGATTTGTCTTTTAGTTGTGCCTTGAATTGCCTCATATCCTGACGACGTTCGTATGAGTCCTTGGCTGATTCTGCGGCAAACTTTCCGACGTGATACGTCACTTTTGCGGTTCCAAAAAGAACCTTCAACATACCGCCCATAAACGTAAAGAGATTCATCTGTGCCCCCATGAAAAAGAAAACCCTCGCCGCTTGGACACGGCGAGGGTGCCCATCAACAGAAGTCGTCAGTCAACGGCTTTGTTTTCGCCGCACGCTCCTTGACCCAAGCAACCACGTCGTCGTGGAACCACGCAACGCGCGACAGCCGAGAATCGCCGAGCTTGACCCGCTTGGGCCACTTGCCCCTCGCTTCGAGGCGGTCGATTTGCGTGAACGACAACGGGATACCCATGTCGCGGAGTCCTTTGCGGCTCACCAGTAGCTTCTTGATCTGCATCGCAATCCCCTGTTTTTGGGGCGTTGCAACGCACACCAGGATACCCGGCGGGCAGCTAAAAGGTATGCGGGAATCGCGGCGGCGGCAATATCCACATACCGCACCATGACGCTTATTTGATATTCCCGATGCGCTTTGCTTGGTCGGTGCTGCATTTCGGGCACACGTCGTGGAATCTATCGGCCCCGCACTTTTCGCAAAATGGCGTCTTGCACTTGCGGCATTCGAAAATCGGTGTGCCTGACTTGTTATTCTTGCACCGCAGGCAATAGTCGGTGTGCGCCATTTCTCCCTCCCATAAAAAAAGAGGAGGTTATTACTCGGCCTCGGAGTTGGCAATCAGGCGGCTAAGAGGGTTTTGAGGAACGTCTCGTATCGGGTAACGGCGTCATCGCACTCGCTCTGCCAATCGTATTTCTGATAGACGCCGACGATGCCGGCCTGTGTTCCGCTGACGTGGTTCAGCAGTTTTTCAGTGACTTCAAGGCGAACGCCGAGCCGCTGCATCGTGGTGCTATACGTTCTACGCAGGTCGTGAATGCGGTAGCCGGTAACACCCGATAAGCGGTCGAGGCGCGCTTTGGCTTTGCTCCACCCTTTGAACGGCCGCACCCTTGCGAGGAGTGGGAGCGCAAGGTCGGGAACCTTGATCCGATGCTCTCTGCCGTTCTTGGCGCGCTCTGCCGGTATGGTGAGATAACCGGCGTCTATCCAGTTCTGTTCGATGTAGGCGACCTCACGCAAGCGTTGGCCGGTGAGAATGAGCAGCTTGACGATGACCGAATAGGTGTCGTCTCCGAGGGCCTGCCAAACCTTCCGAAGTTCGTCATCGGATAGGACACGAGAGCGGTTCTTCGGCGCACGCGGCGCTTCAAGACCTTCGACCGGCGAATGCCCGAGATATCGACGAGAGCGCGCCCATGTGAAAAACCGCCTGATGACCGAATGCGCGTATTTCCGCTCGCCGGGCTTGTCTTTGAGCTTGTCCAGTATCGTGGCGATGTGGTGTGTCTGCACCTCTGTGAGCGTGAGATGCCGCAGCGGTTTCTCGAATCGGCTTTTGAGGATGCGTTTGTAGTCGCTCATCGTCGTGGGGCGCAGATGGTCTTGCGATTCGAGAAATAGAGTGACCGCCTCGGGGAACTTGAACGCCGGGGCATCGCGCTTGCCGAGCGTCCGTTCCGCCAAGAACTTTTTTGCGGCGGCCCGGGCGTCCTGGAGCGAGATGATGCCGACACGCCCGATCTGATGGCGGGCGCGCTCTCGCCCATACATGAGAAAGTAGCTCTTGGTGCCGCCCTGCGAACAGCGGACGCCGAATCCTGTTACCACGTCATCCCACAGAACGACGTTGCCTTTGGCCGGCGGCTGCATGGCGCGGATCGCCATGTCTGTAAGGCGCGTCTTATGCACCGATTGTGCTCCGACTTTTTGGGTGTTGTGGTGGCGCGGTAAGGTCGGTATGGGACTCCTACGCGCGAGGAAATGCAAGGAAAATAAAGTGATGCGTCCGATATGGAGCGATATGGATACCAGCGCAACCCCTGTATTTTGTTACTTTTAATCAGGTGGTCGTGGGTTCGATCCCCACCGCGCTCACCAATACTTTCAATCACTTAGCGAAATGCCCTAGAAAGTTGTGCACGATATGTGCACAACAGATTAAGAATCATCCGCCGCATTTTCTTTTGACTTGATCTCCCAAAAGAATGTCTTGGCGAACGAGTAGCCACGCCGCTTCGCGTCATTGCACTTCGAGCGCAATGCATAGAGGTCGCGTGTCGGTATGCCGGTCAGTTTCCACGACAGGCGTTGGATGGTCAGTTTGCCGTACTTCTCGGCGTCCCACTCTTTCAAGAGGTCGATGAGGAACTCTTCGAGCAAGTCGCCGCGTTCGCTTGATCTCCTTCTTTGTTTCGGCGGTGCGGTGCGGTTGCCGAAAAGGTCTGCAATCTTTTGCATACGCTTTGATGGTGGTCATACGTTGATGCGGTTACGACCTCTTTTGTAAGTTGTAATTCGGCACATACGGATAATTCGGGAAGTAGCCCGCGTCCTCTGGATTCGGCAACGGTATCTCTGTCAGCGCGGAGATTTTGTCGAGGTATTCTCCGAACTCGAATTTATCGAGCGTCGTGGTGCTTCGCGGCAGTTTTACTTCCTCGCCGCGTATCGTTTTCCATTCTGGCGGCAGCAGCTTGCGACGGAAGAACTCGTGCAAGTCGTCGGCGTTTTCCCCCGTCTCGCGTTCGATGATTGCAAGGTACATCCAGTAGTAGCGGTTCTGTTGGTTCGAGCGGAGGGGAATGTCCAGCTCGATTTTGACGAACTTCCCCTCCTGCCCTGCCATCCATTCCTTGAACTTATCGAGCACGCGCGGGCCGAACTTCAGATTGCCGTTGACGATCTGCGCGCGGAACATACGCACTACTCAACGAAGTCAGCGCCTGTGTTCCCGTTCCAACGAATCGTCTTGATTGCCTTGCACAGCGCCTCGAAGTTTTTGTTAATCGAGCCGAGGTAGAGCGTCGTTGCCGTGAGGTTGGCGTCCGTGAGGTTGGCGCGCGTGAGGTCGGCGCCGGAGAGGTCGGCGAAAGTGAGGTTGGCGCCGGTGAGGTCCGCGCCGGAGAGGGTGGCGCCGGTGAGGGTGGCGCCGGAGAGGGTGGCGAAGTTGAGGTTGGCGTCGGTGAGGTCGGCGCCAGTGAGGTCGGCGCCGGTGAGGTCGGCGCGTTCGCCTTTTTCACTGGCTTGCTCTATCGCCTCCAGCACTGCACCGCGAACTGTCGTCTTGGTGCTCTGGAAGATAATTTCTCCCGTCCAGCGATTCTTGATTGCAATGCCAACTGTCTTTTGTTCGGTGTCCATAGTTTGAGTTTAGATTTTTAGATTAGTGCGGCGAGCCGCATTAGAACGGAACATCTGCGTTCGTATCAACGTCAGGTTTCTCGAAACGCAGTTTGTACTCGTTCGATGCATAAACCTTTTCGCGGATGAATTGCGGCAATGCCTCTATCTGCTCCTTGGTCGCCTCCATGATCTCGAACTTGCGAGGCGCATTGAACTGCGGCGGCGCAGTCATGCCTTTCGGAAGCGGAGATGCACCTTTGATATTGGCGTAGGTATTGCCGTTTGATTCTGTGTGTACGACGTTCAATAGGCACGGACGTTCAAGCAACTGCTCCAAATCAAAGCTGTCTGCTTCGTTGTCATGCAACGCGACTCCGAGCATTCCCTCTATGAGACGGCGCAGGTTTGCTTTCTGGCCCATCGAGAACGTCATGAAACTCGTGGAGATTGAGTACGGGCGCGGCTCCTCGCCCTCCTTGAACACCTTTGTCTCGTTGCACAGTTCGAACGTGAGCCGCACCTGGTCGCTCATGCGCTCCTGTCCTTGATAGGTCGTCGGGACAGTGCCGACATGGATGATGTCGTAAAGGCGTGCGACGTGGTTGCCTGCTGGGACGGGATCGAAGCTCTTATTCTTCGGGGGAATCATTGCCATAGTAGTGAGTTGATTATCGGGGTAACAGTTTACGGTTTCGGTTTAGAAGATTTCGTCTTTTTCTAGTTGGTAAGGGCGATAGAATCTCATGGTGCGCTCGGCAGTCTCTGATAGGCGCGCGAACTCCTGCCACTGTTGACTGGTGCCGATGAATTGCGGGCTGCCGTCTTCGTCGAGGTCGGGTGTGCCGTCGGTCTTCGTGCAAACGGTCAGTCCTGCCTCCCGTGCGAGCGTGATTTCGTAGTCGTCCATAATTCTATTTTAGATCAATAATCTTGGTATTCGTCGTGGTAGGCGTCCGGGTCTTCCTCCTCCCGTTCTTCCTCGTCGCTAACAAGTTCTCCGAACGAGTGTGCGGGACACGAGACATATCGACGTGATGGTTCTGTAGAACGCACGAAGACACAACCACACACGAGGCATTTCGCAGTTTCCTCGTCGTGCAAGTCATCCGCCGCGCGGTCGATTTGCGGGTCGTCTGGCAGGTTTTCGGGGTCGTAGGTCATAGGAGTTGGTCTTTGACTGACTCGCGCCATGCTTCCAGTGCATTGACACGAGCGTCCAAGGACTCAAGGGTCAGAGTGCCGGAAGATAGAGTGTCGGAAGTGCTTGCGAGGAGCGCGGAGGGGCCGCCGGCGACGCGACCGTTGTCGAGCCAGCGGTAGCACACGACCACCCTCGCAACGATCCGGCACGCGTAGACCACGCAGCGGTAGCCGCTCGGGCTGCGCAGCACCATCGCATCGAAGAATACTACTTTGTTTTCACAATTTGACGGGAATGCTGAAGGGTTATCGAGGAAGTATTGCAGCGCTCGGCCGCCGAGGAGTGGCTTACCTTCGAGACGTCTGCGTGCTTCTTCACTCGAAATCCACTCCTCACCTGCCTTGAGCGTCGAGACGAGTGCGAAGTTTGCAGGGCTCCAATTATCGGGCAATTTCTCCATGTCTTCGATGATTTCCCATCCAGCACCAAAGTGCTTGACAGGGTCGAATTGTTTGAAACGAATATTGCTATTCTCGTAGTCGAGATTGCATTCGTCTATTGCGGAATCGAGTGTGACTTTTGATGATGCTTTCATACGAATGCGTTAGTACTGATAATCGGCAACGCTACCGCCAGTCCGATGCTAGCGGGGTGCTTCGCCAGCATCCACAGCCCCCACAAAGGGAACGTGGCGATAGCGGCTGCCATGATGACGGGATACCAACGCTTGATGATTTTGTTGGCGCGGTATTCGTCGAGCGCGCGCTGGCTGTCGCAGCGGGCGTCGGTGAATGAGTAGAGCGGGGTCATATTTCTTTTGTTTCTATAACGTCAATAATTTCAATCGTTCTATCGTCGTGCTGTTTTGCGAATACTTCTACAGAAACACCCGTGCCATAATCTACGCCGACGGTGATGACTGGTTTCTCTGAATCCATAATGATTTTGTCTAATTCCCTTTCCACTGCCGTCGTCACGACTGGCAACGACAGCGGTGGAAAAGGGTCGTGATAAGACGTGAAGCGTATGCGGTGAGGGGTTCGGAAATGCTGATACCTCGCAATTGAAGTGAGGATATGCGCCTGCTACAGCACTGTCGTTCCGAACGACACCCCTCCGGCTACGCTCCACGATTTGAGATAGTCCCTGTGTTGCCAGCGAGGTTTGACTCGTAGGAATGTCCTCTCCGCTTCGCGCACGAAGCCTGAGGAAGGGCCGTCCCGTAGGGCGCGCGGCTCACTGTCCGCCTTGGCAACACGGGAACTATCTCGATTTGCCGCCGATTTTCACGACGCGCTATTGCTCCCACACCCTCGGCAGCCGCCGGGCACACTCGCGCACAGGTGGTCGATCTGCACAGCGGCGAGCGAGGGGATGGGAGGTGTCAAGGTTCTACTGCAGCCATGGTAGCATCTCCCAAAGTAAACGCAAGTGTAATATGTGGATAACTGCCGTTTACAAAATATAGACAGTATGCTTTACTACTTGCATGGCAAAGGAACTAGAAAAGGCCACAGCGATAGCACGCCTGTATCCTTCAACTTACGAGAAGATTATCAATATTGCCCGTAAACGCCGTACGAGCATTGCACAGGTTGTTGCGGAAAGGTTTAAGCGTGTATGAAAGTAGAAGACATCATCAAACAACGGGCGACAGATTTCCGTGATTTTTGGAACGCGAGTTTCGACTATAGCGGGTACGAAATAGAACGAGGCTATGCTGACCTTGTAGCCTTCAACGCCGAAACCTGCCGCCTCGTCGCAGAGGCGGCGAAGGAGGAGGAGCGGGAGAGGATAGCAAAGTGGGCGGAGAAGAAAATAAGAATTCACCTAGAAATAGAGAGGACTCATACAAACTACCCGAAAGATTGGCATGAGGGGAATAGAAATGCTTTGTATGACTTCCAAGCATCCCTAGCGAAAGGATTACCAGAGAATAAGAAGTAGCGTATGAAAGAAGATAAAAACAGACTCGGAGACACAGTAGGACACATCATTGCAAAAAGAAAAGCAATTGACGAAACGCCTATTTACTATTTTCTACTCACAGAGAACTTAGGTGCTGGACGAACTATACGATGGGATAGCGCAGAACTTAAAATAACAGTAGAAGACATTACAAATAACGCTTGACAGTGACTGGGAAATCATGACCGAACAATCCTGGAAAGAATGGGCACGCGCTTTAGGGTTGATGCTGTAGAATAGAGACAGCCTGCTCTTTTTCGCGGCGGGTATGTGGCCCCAAGGCATCGTGTACGAGATGCGCGCTCTGCCTTGCTGCGCTGCGTCCCGCCCATGACGAATGCCTTATTCATAGGACTTTCAAAACGGATACCGCTGCCGAAGGAAGGCGGGTTTTTATACATCGACGACGAAGTGCCCGAGGTGGCGCGGTCGCGTATTTTTGATCCGCGCGAGCATTGTTTCAATCCCCTCAAAGGAATCACCTACGAAAACGCCAGGATGCTGGCGAATGTCATTTACACCGCTTATCCGCAAGGCGAGACGACGCTCACAGTACGCAATGGACGGATTGACCTTGTACCTGTCCTGCGACAAGGCACTCGGTTCGATAAACTGAAAGTCTATAGCGAGGAAGTAGCGCGGCTGGTCGGGGATATTCTCGAATCTCCCGTGCTGCGCAGGGTGCTGTGTACCGATGCGCCGTTTTCGTTCAATCCTCGCAGCAGGATACTGGCGCGGATAAATCGCGCGGAGTTGGCGGAGTTCGACGCAAAGGTGCTGGCGTTCATGCTCATGGCGCATTTTCGCGGGACGGTTATCGTGCCTGATTTTGGCTTCTATGGGCGCGAGGCGCATATGCCGTTGTTGCGCCAGAATCGGCTCATTGCGGGCGTCAATTTTCTCGACGAAGTGCCAAGGGAATTGCGCAATGCTCTTTTGCTCGTAAAGGACAAACATGCGAGCGGCGCGACTGTCGAGGATGCCGAGACGTTGGCGAAATATGCACGGAAGCGGAGGGACACAATGGGTTACAATGATTTTATCGACGACGCGACGGCGTAGTGCGCGCGCGGCCGATGTGCGGGTTCACGGGTTTCGGTAATGGGGTTTGTGGCGCGTAGCGCGGGCAGTCACAACCCGCAATCGAGCACTTGCCGCGTGCGCGCGGTATCCAGCGGTGGTCTTGGATGCCGTGCGTGCATTTCTTGCATGGTGGGGCTTTCTTGTAGACGCGCTTGCTTGCGGCGTGTACGGCGATCTCGCTGCGACGTTCTGGCGAGAGCTTTGATGCTCTCGCCTGGCCGCCGAGGGATGCGAATCGTCGGGCGTATTCTTTTTCGTTCATGCAGTGTTTTTGGTGACTGTATCAAGTCGCTGTGCGAGTTCTTCCGAAACCTCGTCGCCGCAATGTTCGCATGTCCATGAACGTTGCTGGTCGGGAACCGGGTCGCTGTGCTGTGTGTCGATGAAGTCGTCCGGCGTGTCGCTGGTAATGTCGTAGGTGTAACCAACCCAGATGGCCTCATAACGGGTCGGGTTATCTATCACTTTGCCGCATCGGTCGCAAGTATAATCCTTG